ATGTTAACGATTGCTTGCGTCTTGCGTCTTGTCTTATAGTGACCGTACAATAACCATGACCGAAGGTCATGACCGTTTATAGCGACCGTAGGGAGCGACCGTAGGTCAAAAAAAATGGGAGCCGAAGCTCCCATCTTCCGAGGTTAAACTCTTGTTATTTTAAAGTCTGTTAAGAACTCTTTGAAGGTAAAGCCATCCAGTCTTCCTTGACTATCCAGTTCAAAAAAAGGAACATGATCTTTTAAATAACTTTCCTTTAAACAATGTATTACTTCCTTCTTTGTTTTAAAACTACATATTTTTTTATTATCAATAGATATTGCTTTCCATTTTTTCATTATTTAAACTCCTTTATAATTTGAATTATTGTGTAGTTGATTGTTAACAATGATATTGGAAATAATAACAATGCTCCGTTTGGAACTAATCCGTATATCTCGTTGAATGTTAGCACCAGTAAAATTACTGATGCTATTAACATTATCATTAAAGCGATACCTCTTAACATTATGCTACCTCCCTCCAAGTTGTTAATCTCTTTGACTGACTGTCTCTAGTTAAGTAAACAGTTCCTCTCCAGTCAGATGAAACTGGTTTGTAAGCTCCATGTTTCTTACCTCCGATATCATAAAATGGAACTGTGTAGAAAGCTCCGAACATGTGTGGATTGTATGAGATTTGTTCATGAGATCCAGTAAGCTCCCAACCATCACACCACTCCCCTTCGATGAAAGCATGAACATACTTTTTTCTTTCTGTGATAACTCTCAATCTTCCCTTTTCAGAGACAACTGGTCTAGCATTGTTTAGTCTCATCTCTTCACAGTATCCGACAACTCTCCAACCTTTTACAGTTTTGATCTGAACACTCCAAGTATCTCTTGTTAAGTTTTTAAATACTCTAACAATTGTACCATTTGCTAAACTTTTTTTGTTTAAATAATCTTTCATTTTTTAACCTCGTTTTTGTTTCTGTTAATTATTTTGTAGCACATATAAAAACTATTGCAAGTATTTTTTTACAATTAAATGCAATTAATTACACTTTATTTCACGATTAGTGAAAAGCTTTTAGGGTAACTTGGCAATATTGCAAACTAACTTTTTATTTTTATTAGCCCCCTCCCCCCATATAACGGGGATAGTCGTATGTACCCATGTCATGTCATGTTAGCTTGATAAATTCATTGAAATATATTATCGTTTGAAAATGTACAATGAACAGTGGACACATATCATTTTAGGAGTGTGGGGTTACGCATTCTTATGTGGTTATTTTTTTGGATAAATGAATTTAGACGCACTGCCTAAAGAGGTGTTACAAGAACTTCTTGGACTTGAGGAGCAAAAGAAGAAACTTGCAACTCGTGAATTAGCGAGGGATAAGTTTATGGCTTATGCTAAACATGTCTATGAGGGTTTTATTGAAGGACGACATCACAGAATAATTGCTGAGAAGCTAGAAGCCATTGCCAACGGACAATTGAAAAGATTAATTATCAATATGCCGCCAAGACATTCGAAGTCAGAACTCGCCTCCTATCTCATGCCATCGTGGTTTTTAGGAAGAAACCCTAAATTAAAGATTATACAAGCTACCATGAACACGGAACTTGCGGTAAGATTTGGTAGAAAGGTTCGTGACCTCATTGCTGATCCTATCTATAGTGATGTTTTTCCAGGCACGGACTTGAAACAGGACAGCCAGGCGGCTGGAAGATGGGAAACGAGCCGTGGCGGGGAGTATTTTGCAGCAGGGGTGGGAGCCGCAATGACAGGTCGTGGTGCAGATTTGTTAATCATTGATGATCCACATTCTGAACAAGACGCTTTGTCTTCATCAGCGTATGACAATACATACGAGTGGTACACTTCTGGACCACGACAAAGATTACAACCTGGGGGAACCATCATCATTGTGCAAACAAGATGGTCAAAGAAAGACCTCACGGGACGATTAATTACAGATCAAGCAAAAGATTCTATGGCAGATCAATGGGAAGTGGTCGAGTTTCCAGCGATACTTCCTACTGCTAAACCTTTATGGCCCGAGTTTTGGAATGTTGATGAATTGTTAAAGGTCAAGGCTTCACTGTCCATTGGCAAGTGGAATGCACAATGGCAGCAGAATCCAACAAGTGAAGAAGTTGCCATGGTCAAGCGTGATTGGTGGCAGTTATGGGAACGAGAGGACACACCAAGACTTGATTATATAATTCAAAGTTATGATACGGCTTACAGTAAAAAAGAAACAGCCGACTATAGTGCCATAACCACATGGGGTATTTTTGAGCCAAAGGAAGATGGCGAACAACATATTATTTTATTAGATGCGACAAAAGGAAGATGGAACTTTCCAGAGTTAAAGTCGATAGCGATAGAGCAAAACGAATATTGGGAACCCGACATGATGCTTATTGAGGCGAAGGGATCGGGTCAACCTTTGGCAGATGAGATGAGAATGATTAATCTGCCCGTGGTTACTTTTAGTCCTGGCAGACGTAAAGGGGGTAACTTGGATAAGGTTACAAGGATGCATATGGTGTCTCCTATTTTCGAATCTGGAAAAGTGTGGTATCCTAATTCAAAGTTTGCAGACGAAGTTATAGAAGAAGTAGCTTCGTTTCCAAATGGAGATCATGATGACTATTGTGATAGTATGACAATGGCTATTATGAGATTCAGACAAGGTGGTTTTATATCACTAAAAGGTGAGGATGAGCCAGAAGATTGGTTTCCTCGAAGAGCGAGAGAATATTATTAGTGACTAAGTTATTTAAAATCAGAAGAAAACTAAACAAGAAGCCGACCAGAAAAGTAAGAATAGTCAAGAACAGATTTTCTGATATACTGGCTCCAGGCAAAAAAAGAACTACGAGGATTACATAATGGCAGAACGAGAAATAGCAGGAATGGTCGAAAAGGCAATGGGCGCTGGTGGAGATGTCATGCCAGAGGATCAAAGTTTAGATATCGAACTACCATCAACCATGGAAGAACTACCAGAAGGAGTTGAACTTGTTACAGATGAAACTGTAGAAGTTGTAGCAGAGCCTTATGATCATGATGCTAATTTAGCTGAAGTTTTAGGTGATTCTGTATTAGGCTCGTTGTCTTCAGATTTACAATCAAAAGTTAGAGAGGACATGGAGTCAAGAGCCGACTGGGAAGAAGCCATTGCCAAGGGACTTAATCTACTTGGAATTAATTACGAAGATAGAAGTGATCCTTTTCTTGGTGCAAGTGGGGTAACTCATCCACTTTTGTCAGAGGCAACAACACAGTTTCAGTCCCAGGCTTATAAAGAGATGCTACCAAGTGGAGGACCTGTCAAGACTCAAATACTTGGTGTGCCAACAAAACAAACAGAAGATCAAGCTCAAAGAGTAAAAGATTTTATGAATTATCAACTCATGGAAGTTATGGAAGAGTACGATCCAGACACAGACCAGATGTTGTTTTATTTGCCATTGACTGGCTCTACTTTTAAAAAAGTTTACTTTGATCCAACAAAACAAAGGGCAGTATCTAAGTTTGTTCCAGCAGAAGATTTAGTTGTTCCATACTCTGCGTCAGATTTAATGACGGCTGAGAGGGTTACACATGTAGTTAAAATGTCTTATAATGATATTCGTAAACTACAAGTAGCAGGAGTATATAAAGATGTGGAATTATCTACTACAGATTCTGGAGACGATGAAGGCAGTATCCAAGAAACTTCTAATGAGTTGCAAGGATTACACCCAAACTATTCTGATGATGTGTATACTTTATTGGAAGTCCATGTTGACCTCGACTTGGAGGGTTTTGAGGATCAGAATGGCATTATGTTGCCGTACATTGTCACGATCGATCAAAATTCGAACCAAGTTTTGTCGGTGGTTAGGAACTTTAGGGAACAAGATCCGTTAAGACGTAAGAGACAATATTTCGTACATTTTAAGTTTTTACCAGGTTTTGGCTTTTATGGATTTGGGTTACTACATACAATTGGTGGATTGTCTCGTGCAGCCACCTCAATATTAAGGCAGTTAATCGATGCAGGCACTTTATCAAATCTTCCAGCAGGTTTCAAAGCGAGGGGTGTTCGTATTCGTAATGATGACGAGCCTCTTAATCCTGGTGAGTTCAGAGATATCGATGTCCCAGGCGGGGATCTCAAAAATTCAATCATACCATTGCCATACAAAGAACCATCTGGCACATTAGCACAATTGTTAGGGGTCGTTGTAGATTCTGGTAGACGTTTTGCTCAAGTTGCAGATGCAAAAATATCCGATGTTAACTCACAAGCACCTGTTGGTACGACTGTTGCGTTGATTGAACAAGGTTCAAAGATTATTTCAAGCATACATAAGCGTTTACATTACGGACAAAAGCAAGAGTTCAGAATGTTAGGTGAAATTTTTGCAGAGAATCCAGTCCCCTATCCTTATTTTGTGGGTAATATTGCACCAGAAGTGATGCAACAAGACTTTGATGGACGTATTGATATACTTCCAGTAAGTGATCCTAGCATATTTTCTATGGCACAACGCTTATCACTAGCTCAAACACAGTTACAAATGGCACAACAAGCTCCACAGATACATAATCAGTACGAAGCTTTTAGGAGAATGTATGATGCACTCGATATTAAGAACATTGATAGCATTTTACCACCTCCACAACCGCCTGCACCAGTAGATCCAGCGACAGAAAATGGTAATTCTATTAAGGCAGCGCCACTTCAAGTGTTTCCAGACCAAGATCATGAGGCACATGTCCGTGCTCATGTGGCATTTTTGGCTACACCAGCGTCACAAGTTAATCCACAAGGGTTTGCATTGCTACAAGCACATGTTCAAGAGCATGTTGGACTGATGGCAAGAGACCAAGTGACTAAATTTTTTCAAATTTCTATGCAGGAGGCTCAACAGAGAGGTGAAATGGTTCCTCAAATTGACCCTGCAGCGATAGAAGCAGCGATTGCACAACAAATTGGTGAAATATTGAATGAAGTTATGCCTTCATTACAACCACAACAACAAGTTGACCCACTTGTAGCTATTAGACAACAAGAATTAGAGAACGATACGACTGAAATACAAAGAAAAGTTGCAAATGATCAAATGAATTTCCAAATTGACCAAGCAAAACTAAAACAAGCGTTTGATTTGGCACAACAAAGGTCTGGGTTACAAGAAAAAATAGCAGAAGATCGTAATGATGTTAATATTTATCGTATTAACACACAAGCTGCACTAAGGAAGTAAGATATGTTAGATCCTGCTTCAATTGGCATAGCAATCACAGCTGCTAATACGGCATTCAACGCAATTAAACGCGGATTTGCAGCAGGCCGTGAAATTGAGTCTATGGGAAAAGACCTCTCACGCTGGATGGGGGCGGTTTCAGATGTGGAAAATACCGAGAAGTCCGCGAAGAATGTGTCACCACTTATAAAATTGTTTAAAGGAAAAGAAATAGAAGCCTCTGCTATAGAGGCGTTTACTGCAAAGAAAAAGCTAGAGGCACAACGGCAAGAACTTAAATCATTTTTAAATTTTCACTACGGACCCCAATCATGGAATGAGATTTTGCAAATGGAAGCGGAGATAAGAAAAAAACGAAGAGACGAAATTTATGCCAAACAAGAGCTTGTAAGAAAAATATGGGAATATATTGGGTGGTTTGTTTTATTCTGCACAGTTGTAGGCTTTATATTTTTTCTTGCATGGCTTTGGAAAGAAAAGAGAGGTTAGTATGGACGGAAGCATGATACTTGACGCTTGGAATAATTTAGGGTGGATAGATGGAATTTTATTTACTTTTTGGTTATTTATTTTATATTATGGTAAATGTTGGATAGATGAAAGGTTTAAAAAATGATACAGTGGTTACTTAACATGTTAA